GATTCATATATATTAGCTGATAAGGGAAGATGTAAAAATAGAAAGATTTGGATTAACAGAGACATGGCTAAACATAGTGATCTTCAGTTTATATTAAACAATGAACACTACAAACCAAGTTTTGAATATCAAGAGACATTTAACTTCTTATCCTCAGATGAAATATCTGTTTTCACAGATGGTACATTTACACCTACAAACATCTACATAAGTTATATGAGATATCCTCAATACATAAATAAAGAAGGATATATCATGCTAGATGGTGAACCATCATTTGATCAGGATTGTGAATTAGAGACATACCTAGAAGATGAACTCCTAGATCTTACAGTGGAGAACTTAGCAATGTACACAGAGAATCAATCTGCAGTTCAAAGTGCTGCTCTTAGAATACAAACAAACGAATAGATTTTTAACAATTAAATATAAACAAAATGGCTGATTTTTCATTAACTACGCTCTTCGTAGTGCCAGTAGGACAAACAACGTTTCCTAGCTCTGGATCTACGCAGAATTTAACTGCTGGTCAAGTTGGTGTGTTTAGTAACACATATGCTGCTTTAGATAACACCACTATTGCTGCTGCTCCTTATTTCTACATTGCACAAGGTAGAAATAACACTTATTTACAAGGTACTAAAAGATCTGATAAGATCTCTGGTAAAAACAATGCTGGTTCTGGAACTAACGTAACAGAATGGTATAAAGTAAATGGTTGTGTTACAGCTGCTACTCAGACAACTGATGTAAATGGTTGGAATGTAAAATGTGGTGATATCGTAACTTTAACATTACGTGCACACTCTTCTTACATTGACACATTGTACTTCAATGGTTTCACACGTTCAGTAACTGTACAAGCTCCTTGTTGTGACTGTGGTGGTGATCCTTGTGACACTGTTGATGTTCCTGCTTTGATTGATGCTTTCATCTTGAAATTGACTCAACAAGCTCCTGGTATTAACCCAGACAACATTAGCTTTAGCACTTTCTATCAATTCCAAAGAATTGGTAATGATGCAAATGCAATCTTACGTATCTCTGGTAAAGCATTAACTAAGTATGGTGTTGCTTGTGATATTGCTGCATTCCCTTTTGAATATGACAGAATGTACTTCCGTACTTTTGTTTATTCTGGTCCTGCTACAACTGCTGATTTCATTGTTGCTGACAATTGTAATATTGTTGCTAACGCTACTATCACTCAACGTGCTTCTTATCCTGATGGAACTCCTGATGAGATTAAGCAATTAGAGAAGAACTTCTACAGCTACCAAGCTGGTTACTTGAAGCATCTTTATAGAATGGCTGGTTACAATCAAAACTTTGAAAGCTATGTAGATGATGGTTCTATTTATGATACTTATTATATTAAGTTTAATGAGTATGATAAATCTACTTATCAGTGGGGTGATTATATTCATGAAGATTCAATGGTAATTATTGCTGCTGTAAAAGGTACTGCATCAACTGCATTGAGTACTTTATTAACTCCTGCTTTAGGTACTGCTACTGGTGATAATACTTGTATCACTACAACTACTAGTACAACTACTGTATGGCCTAGTACTACAACAACATCTACTAGAATTCCATAATATACAGGTATAGTAGAAAAAATTTTACAAAACAACCTATGCCAGAGGGAAGAGAGGATTAAATCTCAAAATCCTCTGGCATATTTATTTTAAGTGATATGACAAATTTAAATTTGAATATTTTAGTAATACCTACGTATGATGTATTCACATTAGGCATTACTGATGCATCAACATATCCTGTTGCTCCTCCTATTGATAATCCTACAATCGAAATCACTGTACCAGGATTTGATACAGTTATTCTTCCATTTGTTCCAGATACCCTTAACATTTTTGATTCTACAACTCTTGGATTAACTTCTCCAGGTGATGATTTATGTCCTCTTCCTGATGGTGTTTATTTTTTAAAGTATTCAATCACTCCTGCATTTGAGAATTTTGTAGATAAATCAATTATAAGAACAGAAAGATTACAACAACAATTTGATGATGCATTCATGACTCTTGATATGATGGAGTGTGATCTTGCTATCAAAACACAACAAACTGTTAATTTAACAAGTATAAATTTCTTCATACAGGGTGCAATAGCTGCTGCAAACAATTGTGCAGTGGATAGATCAAACAAACTATATGCACAAGCATGTAGAATGTTAGATAATTTTATGAAGAATGGATGTCAGTGCTCTGGTAATAATTATGTAAACAACTTTTATTAATATGGCAAAGTGTTCAAAATGTGGAGCTAGTGTAGGCTGTGGATGTCAACTAATTAATGGCATGTGTGCCTACTGTAATGGACAAACTAAAAAATTAAAAAATGTTATCACCCAGACTTTCAGGCTGTTTAAAATGTTCTAGTATAATGAATTTGCTTGCAGACATTGATTGTAAGCTTGATCAGTTATCCACTAGTCTTTATAATAATGTTGCATTTTCTTTAAATAATTCTATTAATGCTACAGCAATAAGTAGTTTACTTTTTTATAAAAGAATATTAATGTGTAAACTTGCTAATGATAGATATGCATGCAACTTCAGTGTAAATGCAATTGCTAGTAAACTTAAATTATTAACGGTTGGAGCAACTAATTGTTGTTCTAAAAAAAATAAATAAATATGTCTTGTTCAAATTGTTTTAATGGTTGCACTGAGATAGTATCAGATAGGTGCGTTAGATATACAGGGATAGATGTTCCTGTACTTGGTGTTAAGAATGGAGATTCTCTATCTTTTGTAGAGCAAGCTCTTATTGAATTTTTAACATCTACAATAAATGGTACAGGAATTAAACCAATTATTGACCCTACCATCATATGTGATCTTGTTAAGAATTATCTTCCAACATGTGCAGATCTTACAGTTAATGATATTTTTACAGCTTTAATAAAAGCTGCTTGTGATCTTCAAGATCAAGTTGATGCTATTGTTGCAAATGTAGAAACTATTGAAGCCCCTTATGAAACATATTGTCTTACAGATGTTACAACCACCTCTGGAACACATGACATCTTACAAGCTGTTGTTATAAAACTTTGTTCAGTTGCAGCAGACCTTGAATCTCTTGCACTTGATTTAACATTATATGTACCAATTGCTAATATTGATACTTATATTGCAAATTATTTAGCTCAAAATCCCACTGGAAGTGCTATCAGAGATAAAATGGTTCCTAATACAGTGGTTGAATATTATGGTTCTCTTGGTAATTTTGATGACAAAGGAGTTGGAATAGATTTAACAGGAGCAGGTGGACAAGATTGGACAAGAGTATTTATATGTAATGGACTAAATGGTACACCAGATAAAAGAGGTAGAGTGGGAGTTGGTGCTATACTAGGTGTCCCTGGTTCAAATAAACTTGATCCAGCAATTGATCCTAATATACCAGAAAGTCTTAATCCTAATTATGCAATTTATGATAAGGTTGGTAGTAATAGTATTATATTAACACCACAGCAAATGCCTTTGCATACACATAATAACACAGCAGATTCTATTGTAACAGATCCTACACATACTCATCCTTTTGATGCTACAAATAATGAAAATGGTGGACCAAGAACTAATGGATTTGCTACTAATCATTCAGGAGGTGTATCAACCTACACAACAGCTGCAGCTTCTACAGGAATAACTGTAAAAACAAATTTAATAAATGCTTCTGCAGGAAGTGATTTTCCTCATGCTAATAATCAACCAGCACTTGCTTGTTACTATATAATGTATATTCCTTAATCTTTTAAATAAATAATAATATGTCTTGTGGATGCTCTGATAATATAAATTACCCTAATGGATGTGGTAGCAGTTCTTGCACTTACTCTTCTTCTACAAAAAGTGATCAAGTGTTATATTCTGGACCAAATCTACCATGTTCAGGTATAGATAATAATGATAATCTTTCTGTAGCCTTACAGAAGATTGATAATGTTTTATGTAATCCTTCAGGATTAACTGTAACAGCTAGTAATGGTCTTAATAAAAATGTGTTAACTAATGATATTAAGATGGGTGGTCCTCTCACTGAGATAACCACTATTGGTACAAGTGGTACAAACACACTATCTCTTACAGGACTTGCAACTGATCCAGATCCAGACTATATTCTTGTACAAACAAGTCTTGGTGTAGTTAGAAAAGCTTTAGCTACAAGTATTTCTAATAACATTACACTTAAAGCTAACGTAGGTCTTGAATTTTCTAATCCAAATGAACTAAGTACAAAATATAATACATTAGTTCCAGATACTGTTACATCTGTACAAGTTGGTGGAGCAGCTCCTACACTTGCAAGTGTATGGAAAACAAAAACATTGGTAGAAGTTTTAAATACAATATTATTTCCTTTACAGCTTCCTACATATGCAAATCCTACAATTGACTTTGGAACAATCCCTTCAGGATTAAGAGAAGTTGGTAGCGTAGTGTCTTTATCATTAGTTCCTTCTGCAGTTAAAAATGCTGCTGGTGCATTTACACAGTTTAATATATTTAAACAAATTAATGGAGGAACTTACGGTTCACTTGGTGGAAATATAACAAGTATAACTGAATCAACTGCTCCAGCTCTTCCTGATTCATTCCCAGGATTTCCTAATAACAATAATCCAAATCATACATATACAGCTACTTCAGCAACTTCAGATAATCTAACTATCCCTGCTCCATTAACTGGTAATACATCATCATCAGTAACTTATAAAGTTAGTGGTAATTATAATAGTGGTGTTGCTAATCAAGATAGTCTTGGTAATCTTGATACTAGAACTGCTGTAGTTAGACAACCAGCAAATGGTCCTCAAAGATATGATACAGGATTTGAAAGTGGAGAAAAATCAATTACAGGTATCTATCCATATTTCTGGGGAGTTTCTGCAAATGATCCTAATGTACCTACACCTCCTACTTCTGCAGAAATTGCAGTTATTATAAATGGTTTTAGTGGAAATAATAATTTAACTTGCACTAAAGTTTTAGAATCATCAGCAGGTACTATTACAATTAACTTTACTAATACATCATCTAAATATTTATGGTTTGCATATCCTGATAATGCTCCTGCTAAACAATCATGGTATGTAACTGATATTAATAAAGGTGCAATAGGACCAGGTAATACTTGGAATGGAGTTGCAAATCAAAATTTAACAAGTAGTCCTAATGGATATTGGAGTAGTATTCCATATAAAATATACATTACAACTTTTGCTACATTTATTCCAGGTGGTGGAAGTTTTCAATTTAGAAACAATCCAATATAAGTTATGGCAATAAATCTCAATGATAATATTAGAACCGTATCTCCCAAACCACTTGATAATAGATATGGTCCATATGCTTCTGAAGAATTAGTTGATATTCCTCAAACAGAAAGGTATATTGGTCTTACAGTGGGTATAATAATAGATGGTTCTGTTGTTGAATATTGGTATGAAACTGATGTTAACACCCTTGTTGAGAAAAAAAGTAATAGCAATAATAGTATTACAAGTCTTTCAGCTGGTACTGGTATTAATATAGATCTTACTACAGATCCATATGTTCCTGAAATTTCAATAGATTCTACAGTACAGGTCACTGGTAATCTTTCTACTAATATAGTTACAGATGCTCCAAGTGATGTTAAATATCCTTCTGTAAAAGCAACAAAAACTTATGTTGATGGTTTAGTGGTTGGTTTATTGAATGATAGAGGTAATTGGGATGCATCTGGAAACACCTATCCTAATGTTGATGGAAGTGGTGTTGGAGGTGCTATATTAAAAGGAGACATTTGGTTTATTAGTGTAGCAGGTACTCTTGATGGAACACCTGTTACTGTAGGTTCTAGTGTAAGAGCTCTTCAAAATAATCCTGGACAAACTCCTTCTAAATGGGATATTCTAGATGTAGGTTTAGGATTCACTCCAGAAAATGTAGATAATAAAGTTACCACTAAAGAACAAATAACTGGAGATCCTACTAATGCTACTAACTATCCTTCTGTAAGTGCTTTAACTAGTTATATTGGTAGTCTTAGCGGTGGAGCTACCACTTCAAATATAACTGCAAATATTGCAGTGGGGGGTATAGCTTCAAATTATACAGTGCCTTTAGGAACAACATTACAACAGTTTGCAGAACTATTATTATTAACAACATACTATCCTACATTTGTAAATCCATCATTTAGTTTAAGTAATAATGCTGGTGGACCATTAGAGACAGGATCAAGAGTATCTTTTACATTAACTTTTACATTTAGTAGAGGTCAGATTAAAGGAGATTTATCATCAGGTATTTGGGATCCTAATTTAGTTCAAAATCCTAGAGCAGGAGCTTCTTCTAGTTATACAATAGATGGAACAACGCAATCAGGAAATACATTAGCTAAAACTAGTATCTATGTGTTAAATGGTTCAAATACATTTAGTGGAACAGTCACTTATTTAATAGGACCTCAACCTAAAGATAGTACAGGTGCTAATTATAATAGTCCATATGCTGCAGGAACATCAGCTTCACAATCCACTTCTTTTACAGGACTCTATCCGTATTATTATTATAAAAGCTCTTCCCCTATAACTGCTGCAGATATGCAGGCAGCTATACTTGCTGGAACAGCTACAAAAGTAGTTGGTAGTTCTACAGGAACATTAACTCTTCCTTATGCACCAAATGGTGAATATATATCTGTAGCTTATCCTGCTTCATCTACAGCTAAAACATTTTACTATGTAACTGATCTTGATAAAGGACTTTTAACAAGTCCAACTTCTCCTTTTGATTTAGGAACTCTTTTACCTTGTACTTCTAGTTTAGGATATTGGTCTACTATATCTTATAGAATACATATAAGTCCAATTCTTACAAATCCTAATCCTGAAATCCAATTAAGAAATTCATAATATATGTCAATACAATTATCAGATAATATAACAGTTGGTCAACAGATACCACTAGATTCTAAATACTTTAATGGTACAGTTCCTTATTCTAGTGCACAAAATGTTATTGATAGTATAGCAGTAGGTCTTAGATATAAAGGTCTTACAGTTGCTGTAGCTGATGGAACTGCTGTTAAAGAATATTGGTTTAAAGATGGTATAAGTAGTTTAAGTAATTTAGTAGAAAAAAATGCAACAGGGCAGACATTAGCAATGGGTAATGTCAATACATCTTCTAATTCCCAAGCTGCCACTATATCTGGAAACAGTTTACAATTAAGTCCAGCTGATGCCACTAATCCTGGAATACTTACAACAACAGCTCAAACTATTAATGGTTTAAAAAGTTTTAAAGGTAGTGTTGACTCTGATGCTCCAACTCTTGGATCTGAACTAGTAGCAACAGGATGGACTTCTGCAGGATGGACAGGTAACTTTGGTAGTGGATGGATTCATACACTAGGAGAAACTACACCATTAACCAATTCTTTTATTCCAACTATTGGACAATACTATTGTATATCTTTTATTATAACACCTACATCTGGGCTTGTTGGTTTACTTACACTTTCATTTGGTGGAAAAACTTATTATAATTATAATGGTTTTACTGATATTACTAGTTCAGATATTTTTACTCCAAAAGTAACTACTGCAACTGGACTTATTATTACACCAACACCTGATTTTAGTGGTACTATTGTTATTAGTATAAAACAAGTAACTACTGCTAGTATACCTTCAACTAAACTACTTAATAGTAGTAGTAATGTAGTAACAGAAATAAGAAATAGTAATGACAATAATTTATTTATAGGTGTTGATACTGGTAAATATACTAAACCTGGTACTGCTACTGGAGCTGTTGGTGGATTATATAATAC